ATTGGTATCCGAACACTCGGGTCATGCTGCTTTCCAAGGGTGAGCGTGAGGCACAGGAGTTGTTGGGCAAAGTCAAGTTTGGGATAGAGCGTTTGCCTGGCTGGGTGCTCGCTAGGGGTGCTCGGGTGACTACGTCGAACCTGACAAAGCTTGAGTTGTCGAACGGGTCAGAGATCTTGTCGTTGCCGTCAGGCAACAACCCTGCCCGTGGCTTTACGGGCCGTCTGATCGTGGTGGACGAGTTTGCGTTCCTAGAGAACGCTGGTGAGGCGTGGGCTTCAATCGAGCCGACCGCTGATATTGGCGGTCAGCTCATTTTGCTCAGCACTGCGAACGGGTCTGGCAACAAGTTCGAAGATCTGTGGGTGCGTGCCCAGTCAGGCAAGTCGGTGTTCAAGCCGATGTTCTACGGCTGGGACTCTGTGACTGAGCGTGACGATGCTTGGTATGAGCAGAAGCAGTTTGATTTGCCTGAGTGGCAGCTGCATCAGGAGTACCCGTCTAACCCGACTGAGGCGTTTATTCGTTCGGGCATGATGGTGTTCAACGCTGAGTTGTTGGAGGAGTTGAACAACGATGCGGTTGAGCCTGAGTGGACGTTGAATCTTGAGGGGCCTGGGCCTGAGTTTCCTCGGACGTTTGAACCTGTTGAGAATTTGCCTTCGTCGTCGTTTGTGCATGTGTGGGAGCCGCCTGAGGAAGACACGGCGTATGTGATTGGTGCTGACGTTGCTGAGGGTTTGAGACATGGCGACTACAGCAGCGCGCATGTGATGGCTGTGGGTGATGACACTCGGATTGTTGCTGAGTGGCATGGCCACATTGAACCTGACTTGTTTGCGTATGAGCTGTTCAAGTTGGGAACGTGGTACAACACGGCGCTGGTTTTGCCTGAGGTCAACAACCATGGTCTGACGACTGTGACTGAGTTGCGGAAGTTGGGGTACAAGCGGATCTGGCGTCGTATGGCGTTGAACTCGGCTAACAAAAAACGGCAGATGGAGTGGGGTTGGAAGACCACTCGTGTCACTAAGCCGTTGATGATTGACAAGTTGCACAAGTGGTTGCGTGAGCGTCGCTCGGACGGGGTGCCGTCCGTGGCGACATGTGCAGAGCTGTCACGGTTTACTCGCAACAGTCGTGGCGGTATGTCTGGTTCGCCGCACGATGACCGTGTGATTTCGTTGGCGCTGGCTGTCCACGCTTTGGAGTTTGCCTACGCCCCTGAGTATCAGGAAGAGGTGGAGTACCCGTACATGTCGATGGCGTGGTATGAGCAGGAGCTGCAGAAATGGGAAGGCAGCTTTGCTGAGGATGACGAGTGGGTAATTACCTAAACACCGTCCAGGGTGCTTTGAACATGTTCTGTCCCTAGATTCGGGAGTTGTAATGGGTCCAGACAAACTGCAGTACGACAGCACTGGTGCTGGCGAAATGGTGAAGTCGCATGACGGTGAAGTCATGGGTGGCTTTGCTAAGCCTGCCATGCTGCCTAACAACGGTTCGGGTGCGCCCGTTCCTGTTGACGGCCATCACGAAGGTTCTGACGTTCGGACGATCACTGGTGCTACTGGTGGTCCGATCGGTGGCTTTGCCAAGCCTGGCGGGTCGCAGGACATTTGATACGTTTGCCTGATGGCAACACGAGACGCTGCACCTGAAGAACCACTGCCAACGGAGTGGGATCTGACGTATGAGCCGTGCCCCATTGAGGGCACGGCCCAGCGTTACCACCGAGAAAGCAAGACTTTCTTTGAAGTGCCGTGCGAAACCAGCATTAGCGGGTCTCGTTTGTGTTGGACCTGCAAGATGGGCCACATGCACGAAGAGTTTGCTAGCGGTCGTGACCCTATTGGCAACGGTGGCACGCCTTTCGCTACGTCAGCACGAGAGGGCTGGACGCAAATGGGCGCTTTGAAAGAATCAACGGATCACGCACGCGCCAACGGAGTTGAGCTACAGCGCGCGTCACGCTCGTAGGAGACAACATGCCTGTTTTCGGGCGCAAACCGAAGCAGAAGCCACAGGCAGAACTTCTGTCGTACTACGGGCAGGAACTTGAGCGTTCTAAAGAGTGGCGAGAAACCGAAGGTTACGATGACTGTTGGACCGATATGGTCGACCTTTACCGTGGTGAATCCATCTTTCCCACGGCAGGACGGTCCTCCGAAGATCGCATTGCGATCAACCAAGCGTTTTCGACGATCAACGTCATCTACCCTGCCATCTCTGTTTCTCGACCTGAGATTGCTGTAGCCGCCAACCAGCCCGACCTAGAAACTCGGGCTGTGTTTGTGCAGGCCATGATCAACCACCAGTGGGAACGCTACCGCATGCAGGAGCCGTTCCGCCGTGCCGTCAAGGACTCTCTAATTGTGGGTCACGGCTGGTGCAAGATGCTCTGGTCCTACGAAGAAACCGAAAAGGATCTAACGGACGAAGAGTTCGCTATTCGATTCCAAGCAGCAGCTTTAGACGAAGAAGCAATCGCCAGAGAAGAAGACCGTGACCCCGTCACGGACGAAGAACTAGCCCGCCAAATCATCGGCGCAGCCAAAGAAACAATCGTTGACCGACCCGTCATGGAGCGCATCTCGCCCCACGACATGTTTGTCAACCCTGAAGCTACGTCGCTAGAAGACGCTCGTTGGATTGCGCAGCGAATCGTGCGCCACATTGACGACGTAAAGACCGACCCTGCCTACAGCCGCAAAGCCCGAGAAAACGCTATGCCTGGGCTGACGCTGGCAGACCCCCACTACGCTCGCCATCAGGAAAACTACGAGTCCAACGAACTCGTTGAGGTGTTTGAGTATTACGACTTGGCGCGTCAAACGATGTGTACGTTTACGGCTGGCGCTACCGAGTACCTGATTCGGCCTCGCAAGATGCCGTATGCGTTTGGTCATCCGTTTGAGATGATCCGCAACTACGAGGTGCCTGACCACTTCTACCCGATGGGCGATCTCGAAATGATCGCTCCGCTGGTCAAGGAACTGTCAAAGACTCGTTCTGAGATGATGAACCACCGTGCCCGTTACGCACGGAAATACCTGGCTCGCAAGGCTGCTATTGCCCAGTCGGACCTGACCAAGATTGCTTCGAAGCGTGACGGCGAAGTGATCTTCGTTGAAGACGACAGTGTTCCGCTTGGCGACGTAATCCAGCCTGTTAATCAGATCGGCATGGACCCTGGCCTGTACAACTGGTCACAGGCAATCGAAAACGACATCCAAGACATTTCGGGCATTACCGAGTTTATGCGTGGCGGTGGTGGCCAGATCCGCCGTACTGCTACCGAAGCCAGCCTGCTGCAGGACGCAGCAAACGTTCGTACTGCCGAGAAGCTGGATCGTGTCGAAACGTTCATTGCAAACCTGGCTACGAAGCTTCTACAGATCAACCAGCAGTACGTCACGGGCCGACAGGCAGCAAAGATTATTGGTCGTGACGGTGCAAACTTGTGGGTTCCGTACACCCGTGAAGACATCAAGGGCCAATACGACTTCCGTGTAGAGGCGGGGTCTACTGTACCGAAGAACGAAACATTCCGTCGCCAGTCGGCTTTGGGCATGCTGCAGGCTTTGGGTCCGTTTATTCAGACGGGGCAAGTCAACGTTCAAGAGTTGTTGCGTGTTGTGCTGCGTGACGGCTTTGCGGTCAAGAACCCTGAGAAGTTCTTGCAGGAACAGCAGCCGCAACAGCCGCAGGGAATGCCTGCTGGCGTAAACGGTCAGGCTATGCAAGCCTTGGGTGCGGGCGGCGGCGTTGGCGCCGACGCCCCGCAGCTAGAACCACAAGCACAAGCCGACGCTGACGCTGCTGCTCAGCTAGGCATGTAGGAGCACAATGCGACCGATCATTACACGTTCGGGCTGGGGCGCCCGCATGCCCCGAAAGCCGTTTACCCGCCTGAAGCCATCCAGGGTTGTAGGCATTGTTCTGCATCACAGCGGTGTGCAGAACGGTCCTAGCGGCCCCAAGGCCTTGAAGGCGTTCGAACGCACCCACATGGACACCCGTGGCTGGAACGCTATTGCGTACAACTGGCTTGTTGATGAAGAAGGTGTCGTCTACGAAGGGCGAGGTGGCGGCATTGTTGGTGGCGCTACCCGAGGCTGGAACAGCCGCACCGAGTCTATTTGCTACACGGGCTGGGGATCTGGCCCCATTCCTGATGCAGCGTTGAAGTCAATTCGCTGGACTATGGACCAGATCCAGAATCGGTACGACAACAAACTTTGGATCAAAGGCCATCGAGACAAGGCGTCTACGAGCTGCCCTGGCAGCGAGTTGTATGCATGGTTGCAGCGTGGCCGCACCTTGCCAAATGACCCCAAGATCGGAGAACCGAGCATCGACTGGGCAGCTGTTGCTGCCTACATCGCTGCACTGGGAGAACAGGTTGCTGCAAAGCCGTTGAGCCGTCGCCGTCGTTCTCGTGGCAAAGCTGTCGAGTTGGTGCAACGTCAACTGCGAGACAAGGGCCACGATCCTGGCGGTGTTGACGGCGTTTATGGCCGCATGACTGCTACTGCAGTAAAGAGTTTCCAACGCAGTCGGGGCCTGAAAGCTGACGGCGTTGTCGGCAGGAACACTTGGAACGCTTTGTTCTCCTGAACATTGTCTAGGTTCCCATAGGAGCAACCCGCCCGTGGACTCCTAAGGAGCAATCCGTGATCCAGACCGAAAGTGGACTCCAAAACGGAGCAACCGCCCAAAGTCAGCAGCAGCCAAACGACGGAATCACTCTTCCAGACGGAACAGTGATCACCCAGGAAGAGGCGGCACAGGGGTACATGCGTAACAGGGATTACACCCAGAAGACGCAAGACCTCGCAAACCAGCGTCGAATCGCCCAAAGAGGACTTGATCTTCTTCAGGCGCTTGACCAAGACCCCAAAGCAACTGTTGAGTTAATTGCCAACACCTACAAGGTCCAGCAGCCTGTAGCAGCCACGGCTCCTGCAGCTACGAACGAGTGGGGGGAGCCAATCGAGGCTCCCGCAGACACCCCCGAGGTGGCTGCGTTGAAGGCAGAGATCCAGCAACTTCGGGGAACGGTCGGGAACGTCGCACAGCAGCAGCAGCGTTCAGCTTTGATGAATGAAATTGCTGATGTTCAGGGTCGCTACGGCGACTTCGACCAAGATGTAGTTCTTCGGCACATGCAGGCGAACGACATTCCAACAGTTGAGATGGCGTATCGCGATCTGAACTGGGTCGAACTTCAGGAGTCGGCTGCTACGCAGCGGGCGCTTGAGGCAGAGCAGCAGCAGGTTCTGGAAGAAAAGCGGATGATGCAGGGTGTTGTGGCGGCAGGTGCTGGTATTCCTGGCGGCAACGTGGATTCTGGTCCGAAGGACTATTCGCCTGCTACCCAGGGTTCTTGGCGAAACACTCTCGCTGAGGCTCTCAAAGATTCGATGACCGAAAACGGTGTGTCGGACCTTAGAGATCCGCTGCTGAACGGCTGACGTTCGGCTGATCCCGTCCCTACTCTCCTTAGGAGTACATCATGGCTTTCGGTTACAAGGATACCGACGCTAACTGGTCAGATATTCTGACCACGACCTTTGCCAAGGTCACCCCCCAGTTTGTTGATCAGGTCTTTGCGGCCCGTCCTCTGGCTTACTTCCTCGCTCGTGCGGGGCAGGTCATCCAGATTGACGGCGGTGCCCGCATTCAGGAAGCCCTGATTGCCAAGGACAACTCGACCAACACCGTCACCTACACGGGTGCGGGCACGATCAGCAACACCGCTCAGGAAGAAGTCACCTCGGCTATCTACGAGTGGAAGCAGCTTGCTTCGACCGTGTCGATCACGGGCATTGAAGAGGCCCAGAACAGCGGCGAAGCTGCGTTCCTCGACCTCCTCAACACCAAGATCGAGATTGCACGCGAGTCTGTCGTCCAGAAGATGAACACCATGTTCTACGCTGCTGGCGGCGTGTCGGGCACCAACCCGACCGACTTCCACGGCCTTCAGCTTCTGGTCAAGGATCAGACCTCCGTCGTTGGCGGTATTGATCCCGACAACAACAGCTGGTGGAAGGCCAAGGTTCACAACGCTGCTGCGGCGGGCGACTTCTCGCACACCGACAGCACCGTGCTGGACCGCACCATGATGACCAACGTGTTCAACGACGCTTCTGTCGGTGGCGACACGCCGCAGTTCATCATCACCACCCAGGATCTCCACGAGAAGTACGAGGGTCTGCTTCAGGCAAACGTGCGTCACCAGGACGCTTCGCTTGCTGACGCTGGCTTCCAGGCTCTGGAGTTCAAGGGCCGTCCGAT